CGGGTGGAGCTGCTTCCAGAGAATCGGCTGGCGTGGAGTCTGTGGCGTATCTGCTCGGATTTCAGGAAATTTGATCGCATGGTCGGTGTCATTGAAAAATTGGAAATCCCTGCCGTGCTCGATATCTGCCGGGCATACGACGCTACGCAAGAAGACTTCGAAAAGATCCTTCTGATCGAACAAATTTTCTATCCACGTCAAGCCCAAAAATTAAGAAAGTGAATCAATGGCCGGAATCCGCATAAAAATTGACACAAGAGAAGCCGAAGCTGCGTCCAGGCGTCTTAGAAAAGACCTGAAAGCTCTTGCTGGCGAGACAGGTCTTACTGAACGGGAGATCAAACAGCTCGAGAATCGCCTACATAAAGGGATGCACGCCAATACTGCCAAGAGAGCACTTGACCGGGTGGCGAAATCCACGAAGATGACCCGGCGGGAAGTGGCGCTTTTCCAGGCAAAAATCGGGGATTTTGGCGGCGCTTTTCGGACTCTAAGAGGCGGTATCACGAAGGCTGTGGGCGCCCTTGCGTCTTTTCAAGGCGCTATCGCTGCGCTTGGTCTTGGTCTGATTATCCGGGATATTATCAAAACAGGCGCCGAGTTTGAGAAGACAATGGCGACTGTCCGCGGCGTCATGCGTGCCACGGAAGATGAATTCAAAGAGCTCGAAAGCATTGCCAGGGAGATGGGGGAGACCACTGAATGGACGGCAAGCCAGGCAGCCTCGGCCCTGCAATTTCTTGGTATGGCGGGTTTCAGTGCAAGTAAGGCGATTAAGGCCCTTCCTGGTGTCCTTGATTTGGCGACCGCAGGCAATCTGGAACTTGGTCGTGCGGCCGATATTGCTTCAAATGCGTTGACGGCCATGCGTCTTGACGTTGAGGAGCTCGGGCGGGTGAACGACACGTTCATCAAAACGATTACCACGTCCAACGTCAACATGGAAATGATGGCGGAGTCGTTCAAGTATTCGGCCCCTCTTGCTGCTTCGTTCGGATACACGATTGAAGAACTCTCTGCTATGATCGGTCTTTTGGGGAATGCTGGTATTCAAGGTTCTATGGCCGGTACTCAGCTTGCGATGGCCTTCCAGGATACGATTGAGGTGTTCCAGTATTACGGCGAATCGACCGTGGATGCGGAGGGCAATACGAAAGACTTTATTGATGCCCTTGAGCTTTTGGAAAAAAGAGGCGCTTCCACAACCGAGATCATGGAGATGTTTACCCAAAGATCGGCAAGGGCCGCTCTTGCTATGCTCGGTATGGGTACACAGGCCGTTCGTGATTACATGAAGGTGGTAGAGGATCACGAAAACGCGGCGAAGGATCTTGCCGACATCATGAGGAACACGACAGTCGGGGCCTTCAAAGAGCTGCAATCTGCTATCGAAGGTGTGAAGATCGACATCTTCCAGAACCAGAGCGGTGCGCTGAATGATCTAATTAAGGATCTTACCAGGACGGTTCGGGGGAATAAAGACGATTGGGTTGCTCTTGGGAATACTCTTGCTACCGTTGCGGTTGATATTGGGAGAATTCTTAATTTGGCTTTGAAGTTCGGTAAGGTCGCAGCAAGCCCGCTACGGTGGGCGGATAATTTCGGAAAAGCTATGGGGCTGGTCGCTGGCGGCAGTTTAAGCTTCACGCAATTAGCTAAGGAGACTTTTGGTGCAGATTCTGCTGAGAAGCTGGCAGCATTGTTAAAAGAGTCCGATGAGGATCCGATAAGGTTCATGCTCGAGAAGAGGATGGAACGGTTGAAGGGAGAGCATAGTGAGCTGACGGAGGGGGGTTGGTTTGGCGGTCCCTCCGAAGAGGATCTTCAAAAGGCCGAAAGGCTGTGGGGGCAGATAGTGTCCATCCGAAAGCAGCTTGCCGCTCTCGATAAGGAGAAGGCTGAGGAAGAGGCTGCTAAGAAAGAAGCCAAAGCTGCGGAAGAGGCGCTGCAAAATCAAAGGAAGCGCCTTGAGGCGAGGCAGGAAGAACTGCGCCTTGCTTTGGTGGAGGCTGATCTTTTGACGAAGGCTAGTGAGGCCGGCCAAACTGAAATGGAGGCGAAGAGAAAAGAGATCGAAGCCCGTTATGATCAGATGCGCTTTCAATATCTGGAGCATAAAAATATCCTTAAGGCGATAGACAAGGCTGAGGCCGCGGAGCTCGCTGATATTGTAAGGCAAGAAACCGATGTCAAGTTGAAAGCTTACGACCAGCTTTATCAAACTACGGGCAAGATGTCGGATGAGCATTATGCTCTGGAGCTGGAAAGGATAAAGAAAGACCGGGATGAATTCATCAAGGCTACCGGCGACAAGCTTGCGGCCCAAAAGCTTTTTGAGGCTGAGGTAAAAGAGCTCGACAAAAAACGGGCGGGGAAGGAAGAAGAAGAAAAACCTGACAGGGATGCTGAGCGCGAAGAAAAGCGAAGACAGAGGATAAGAGAGCGTTTTGCCATTGAGTACAAACGAGCCACGATGGGCCTGTTTGAATTCGAGCGGGATCAAATGCGGCAACAGGTGGAGGCTTGGAGGAAAGCCGGGGCCGACGAGATAAAGCTGGCAGAATACGTGTCTGCTACGAAGAAAGACATTGCCGAACGTGAGGCCGTGTATCTTCGTGACCTTGAAATGGAAAAGCTCGAGGAGTCCCAAAATTGGATGGACGGTGTCAAGCTTGGTATTATGGAGCTACAGGACTATCAACTAACGGCAGCCGAGGAGATGGCGGAAGGCTGGAGAGATGCTTGGGATACTGCGGCTGACACGTTCCATGATATTTTTATCGATGCGACAAAGGGAGACCTGGATGATTGGGAAGACTATCTGAACAGGATTCTCGATTCGATAACTGAGTCTGTTTCACGCTCGCTGAGCAGTCAGATTACTTCTGGCATGGAGAACTGGACAGGTGGATTGTTCCAGAACTTCTTCGGCGGCGGAAAAGGCGGCGGAGGCGGAGGTGGTCTGTTTTCGTCCGTAGGTAGCTGGTTCGGCAATCTGTTTTCCTTCGCGGGAGGCGGGACCATAAATGAGCCTGTGTTTGGGAGGGGACTCAGAAGCGGTTCTGGGTATTTGCTCGGCGAAGCGGGTCCGGAGAAAGTGACTCCTACTTCGGACGGCGGGCAGAATGTTACGCAAGTGACTATCCATAATCATGTCCAGGCCCCGGAAGGCCGTATTACTCGAGAGTCGCAATCTCAGTTGTCGCTGGCTACAGCCCAGGCTCTTAACCGAAGCTTGAAGCGAAACGGATAGGGGTAAGTGATGTTTCTTGAAACACCGACATTTCCTACAAAGATTTCCTATGGCTCGAAGGGCGGGCCTCGTTATCAGACAACGGTCGTTGTCAATAACGGCGGATGGGAATCCCGAAATATTGATTGGGAGTATCCCCTGCATGAATACGATGCCGCCTTTGGCGTTAGAAGGAAGAGTGATCTGGAAGAGCTCTTGGAATTCTTTCATGCCGTGCGAGGCAAGGGGCATGGATTCAGGTATAAAGATTGGGGCGACTTCAAGAGCTGTAAAACGCATTTGACTATTACGGCGACGGATCAAGTGATCGGCACAGGAGATACCGTCGAGACGGATTTCCAGCTCGTAAAAAATTATACAGCAGGGACGCTCACGCTCGCTCGTTTGATTAAGAAGCCTGTTGATGGTACAGTGAAGGTTGCATTGGACAGTGTGGAACAAGAGACCGGCTGGAGTGTGGACACGACCACAGGGGTCATCAGCTTTGATACTCCCCCGGGGCAGGACGTTGTGGTTGCGGCAGGGTATGAGTTCGACGTGCCTGTTCGTTTCGATACTGACGCTCTTTCGCTTGTCCTAAAAGATTATCTTCAAATGGGGACGCAGGTCCCAATCATAGAGGTTCGGAAAGTATGAAAACCGTAAGCCAAGACCTTAAGGATCATCTTGCCGGGGAAGTCACCACGCTCGCCACGTGTTGGAAGGTGACAAGAACGGACGGGGTCGTTATGGGCTTTACGGATCACGACAAGGATATTGTCTATGACTCGCTTACATACAAAGCCAGCTCAGGTTTTTCTCCTTCGGCTGTTCAATCCAAGGCGGACCTGTCTGTGTCGAACCTTGACTTGATCGCTCTTCTGGATGACGAAGACATCACGAAGGCGGATATAGAAGCAGGCGTCTACGACTATGCAGAGATTCATATCTTCATGATCAATTACGAAAACCAAAGCCAGGGTATTCTCAAGCTGAGGAGAGGATGGCTTGGTGAAGTCACGATGAAGGATCTTTCATTCCAGGCGGAGATGCGCGGCCTGACCCAGGCCCTCCGTCAGCGGATCGGGAGGGTATATACTCCTACGTGTGACGCCGATCTTGGGGATTCAAGATGCCAGCTTCAAATGAACCCCTCGGAATGGCAGGCGGAGACAGAATATACGGCAATGACGCCTCATGATGACGCAAGTGGGGATATCGTTAAGCCTTCTGTCTATTCAGGGCTCTGGTTTAAGTGCGTCAGTGCCGGGACTTCAGGTACGGAAGAACCAACGTGGCCCGAAACAATCGGTGGGCAGGTAGCTGATGGAACGGTGACTTGGGAAGCTATACAGGCCCGGGTGGTTGAAGGCGAGGTAACAAGTCTGGACAGTAACCGGACCTTTTATGATTCGGGTAGAACTGAGGCGGACGACTATTTCAGTTACGGTAAGATTGTGTGGACAAGTGGGAATAACAACGGCTACCAAATGGAGATCAAGGGTTACACGCTGTCTAATGGACAGATCGTTCTGTTCCTAGCTATGCCCAAGCCGATACAGGTAGGCGATACCTTTGAGGCGTATGCCGGCTGCGACGGCCTCAAAAATACATGCAAAAATAAGTTCGACAATTATTATAACTACCAGGGCTTCCCGGATGTGCCTGGTACAGACGAAATGTTGAGGACTCCTAATGCCCACTAGACAAGAGATCATTAAGGAAGCGAGATCCTGGATAGATACCCCATTCACGCATCAAGGAAGGGCGAAGACAAAGGGCTGCGATTGCGCCGGTGTGGTGATTGCGGTAGGTATCGACATTTTCGGGATTCCTTTCAAGGAAGTCGCTTATGGAATCGAACCTAATCGTGAGAGGATGCAAGAGACCCTGAATACCTACTTGACCCCTATTGAGGTGGAAGACGCTCAGCCGGGGGACGTGCTCTGGATCAAGATTAAAGGGCAGCCGCAGCATTTGGCTATTCTTACGGAACGTGGGACGATCATTCACAGCTACGCCGGCGTCGGCCGGGTGGTTGAACACAGCTTTGATAACAAGTGGAAACGTCGGGTATACCGGGCTTATCGCTACCCGGGTGTCGATTCGTGATACGTGCAATTGATTGCACAGGAGTTGATTTATGCAGCTAGTTATTTCAGGCGCAGGCGCCGCTTTAGGTGGGATGGTTGGCGGCCCCTTTGGAGCCAAGGTCGGTTGGATGATTGGGAGCATTATTGCCAACCGCCTCTTTGGTGAAGAGGGCGAGGTCGTCGAAGGCCCAAGGAAGACGGACCTTGAAGTTCAGTCTGCCACCTACGGTAAAGCAATTCCTGACGTTGAAGGTACCATGCGAGTCGCAGGGAACATGATGTGGACTGCGGGCATTGTGGAACATCGGCATGAAGAAGAAGTCGGAGGTAAGGGCGGAGGTCCAAGCGGTACTCAAGTCAGCTATTCATACACGGCTTCCTTCGCCGTCGGGCTCTGCGAAGGAGAGATCCTCGGAGTTAGACGTATCTGGGCCAACGGGAAGCTCATGTATAATTTTGGGAATAATGCAAGCTGGCAGGATTTGCAGGAGAGCGAAGGTAAGGCGGAGGGGATAACAGTTCACACCGGAAGCATGGATCAAAGTCCTGATTCCGTGATAGAGGCGCATCAGGGATCGGGGAACACCCCGGCCTACAGAGGGCTGGCTTATATTGTGTTTGAGGATTTAGATCTGGCGGACTATGGAAATTCCATCCCGAATATCACGGCGGAGGTGGGCACCGGAGGTTTAAGCGAAGTCGATTTCATATTTGACCACTTCGATACGGCAGATAGCTATGGGGCGAAGGTCCTTGCTCATGACGGTGTAAATCTAATTTCAGGGCATG